TTATTAGGATAGATAGAATAGAGTCTTTATGAGAAGAAACTACAACAATGAAGAATACAGAAAATTCAGACTATCTGTCTTAAACAGAGACAGGTTTAAATGCCAGATGCCTAATTGTAAAAGTAAGAAAAACCTAAACGTACACCACATAAAAACTTGGGCTAATGCGTCTTCCTTGAGGTACGAACCGTCGAACGGAATTACCCTTTGTAACCATTGCCACAAATTAATAACAGGAAAAGAATCCCACTACGAAACTTTATTTAGAGAGATTATAAATGGCTAAATATAAACAAGCTCCAGATTTTACTGTCATTAAAGACACTAGAGAACAAGATGGTTATTACTTCAGCAAGTTTAACACTTGTGCTGGAATGATTGAACATAAACTAGACACAGGAGATTATTCAATAGAAGGACTAGAAGATAAAATATGCATAGAAAGAAAAGGGTGCGTAGAAGAGTTAGCTATTAATTTAGGACAAAAAAAACATGCCTTTATTAATGAAATAGAAAGAATGAAACCTTTTCCTCATAAATATCTAGTGTTAGAATTTTCTTTATCTGATTTGTTAAAATTCCCTAAAGATACTAGAATACCTGTAAGGAATAAATCTTCCTTGAAGATAACTGGTAAATATATGTTGAAGTGCCTAATAGAGTTTGAATTATATAATGACGTACACGTACTCTTCTGCGGAGACAAGCATACAGCATTTCTTGCTGTTAGCAGCATTTTCAAGCGAATTAACGAAATGTACACAATCGGGAGGAAGACGTAAAATGATTGAAAAAGACATATTATACGATTATCACAACTATAGTTGTAATATAGGTTCTAGAGAGATATTCTTACACAACCACTACGGCAGTAATGACGAAGACAATCCGGGTGTTGAGTATAAGATGTCCAATACATTCATAAAAAATTTACGAGCTTTGGATGCTAAATCATCTGATCAAGTTACAATTCACATGCATAGCGTTGGTGGCGAATGGTCTGATGGCATGGCTATTTTTGATGCTATTACAATGTCTAGATGTTATATTACAATGGTTGCTTATGGTCAGGTTGAATCTATGAGTAGTATCATTTTCCAAGCAGCTGATACTAGATATATAACTCCAAATACATACTTCATGTCCCACTTTGGCTCTACCTCTGCTAATGGGGAATATTTAAGTGTTCAGAATTGGGTTAAGTATGAAAAAATTATTTGTGATACAATGTTAGATATTTATGCTAAAAAATGTTTGCATGGTAAATACTTCCAAGAAAGACATGAAGGAAATCCAACTATGGGAAAAGTAAAAAACTTTTTAAATACAAAACTAAAATCTGGAGATTGGTACATCAACGCTGAAGAAGCAGTTCATTATGGATTCGCAGACGAGATTATAGATTCATGGGAAAAAGTAAAATAAAAAAAATTGACGAAGCTTGGCTAGGCTTAGAGTCTATAGATGTAGACTTTTTTAATCCTATGTCAATACTTAATGTGTCAGATGACGATTTCAATCTTAAGCTAGCTTGGCTTATGACAAGACCTGAGTATCTATCATTTATTTGTAAGGAAGTATTAAACGTACAGCTCTTACCTTCGCAAGCGCTCTTCCTTGAGGAAATATGGAATAGAAAATTCCCAATGCTCATCGCTAGTCGAGGATTTGGAAAGTCGTTCATGCTTTCCCTGTACGCCGTACTTAGAGCGCTCATACTGCCCCGCAGAAAGGTAGTTGTGGTAGGAGCTGCATTCAGGCAGTCTAAGGTCTTGTTTGAGTATATGGAGACAATATGGCGCAATTCTCCAATGCTTAGAGATATATGCGATGGTGAGAGTGGCCCTCGCAGAGATACGGATAGATGTACTCTTAGACTGAACGATAGCACTGTAACTTGCCTACCACTTGGTGATGGTCAGAAGATCAGAGGTCAACGTGCTAATGATATTATAGCTGACGAATTTGCATCTATCCCAAGAGAAATATTTGAAAACGTCGTAGCTGGTTTTGCCGCTGTTAGTGCAGACCCTATTGATAACGTAAAAAGATTAGCTGCACAAAAAAAAGCAGAAGAGCTAGGAGTAGTACTAGAAGAAGAAAAGAGAGAAGTACAGAAAGATAATCAAATTATTTTATCGGGTACAGCTTATTATGATTTTAACCATTTTGCAACTTATTGGAAAAAATGGAAATCTATTATACAAAGCCAAGGAAATAGAAATAGACTTAGGGAAATATTTGGAGAAGATCCTCCAGAGAGCTTTGATTGGACCCAGTATTCCATTGTGCGTATGCCTTACGAATTATTACCTAAAGGTTTCATGGACGCAGATCAAGTAGCAAGATCAAAGGCTACCGTTCATACTGGCATATACCAAATGGAGTATGGAGCATGTTTCACTAGGGATAGTCAAGGATTTTTTAAACGATCCCTAATTGAATCCTGTGTAGCTTCTGAAGATGGCAATGTAACAGATAAGGATAATAACATAATTACATTTGACTCCATACTAATGGGAAACAAGGATAAAAAATATATTTTTGGCGTTGACCCTGCTTCTGAGGTTGACAATTTTAGCATTGTGATTCTAGAAGTATGTCCTAATCACAGACGTATAGTGCATTGCTGGACGACGAATAGGTCAGAACATAAAGAAAAAGTCAAGAAAGGATATTCTACTGAGACGGACTTCTATTCCTACTGCGCCAGAAAAATAAGAGATCTAATGAAATTATTCCCCTGTATTCATATCGCAATGGATGCTCAAGGAGGCGGCGTTGCAGTTATGGAATCGCTGCATGATAAAGATAAAATAAAAGAAGGCGAAGTGGCTATTTGGCCCACCATAGATGAAAATAAAGAAAAAGATACTGATGGCGAAAGAGGTCTTCATATCTTAGAGATGTGTCAATTTGCTAAGTATGATTGGTTGGCAGAGGCTAATCATGGGATGAGAAAAGACTTTGAAGACAAAGCATTATTATTCCCAAGGTTTGATAGCGTTTCTTTAGCAATATCAGAACATGAAGATAACACAAAGCTTAGAATGTTTGACACTTTAGAGGAATGTGTTCTTGATATAGAAGAGCTTAAAGATGAATTATCAATGATACAGATGACTCAGACAACCTCTGGTAGAGACAGGTGGGATACTCCACAAGTAGTTGTGGGTACTGGAAGAAAGAGTAAAATGAGAAAAGATAGATATTCTTCTTTATTAATGGCGAACATGGCTGCTAGAGTCTTGCAGAGAACTCCAGAACAATCTGACTATGAATTCTATGGAGGTTTTGCTACTGAAAGCTACAAACCAAAAACAGATGAAAATCTTTATACAGGACCATCTTGGTTCTCTGATCAGATGAAAGATGTGTATTAATGTATATGCAATCCAATTAACAATTCAATTGAGGATCAAAAGATAATGCCTAACGATAATATGATAACTTGGAACGACGGTGACGAGGCTGGTAAAGCAAATGCTTTCTCAAAGTTTTCTGATAGTGTAAACTCCTACACAGGTCTTAACAAGTCTCAAGGTAGCCATTATAGGCATTTTATAGACATCGAGCCAAATCGCTCTGTTAAGCCGGGATTCACCTCTCAAGACTACTACGCCTTTAGACCAGATGAAGCTGTTCCTCAACAGCAACGTAGAATCATTAAAATGTGTATGGATGCTTACGATAAGGTTGGCATCATTCGCAATATAATTGACTTGATGGGGGATTTTGGAAGTCAAGGCATTCAGATTGTACACAGAGATAAAACTGTTGAAAAGTTCTATCAGCAGTGGTTTAAAAATGTGAATGGGAAAGAACGCTCTGAAAGATTTTTGAACAATTTTTACAAGACAGGTAATGTCATAGTCCATAGGAGCTATGCAAAGATTACCCCTCAATTGAAGCAGTATATGAAAGCTCTGTCTAGCGACATCAAGGTTGAAGTACCTCAAGCTCCAGCTAATGAAATACCTTGGAGATATAATTTCTTTAACCCACTAACTGTAAAAATGAAAGACGGTAAACTGTCTTTATTCATGGGGCTACAGAATTATACCATTACAACTAATTCTTTTTTTGATAAGTTTAAGGCTGGGGAAATACCTAGCCATGTCTTAGAAACTCTTCCTCCTGCCATGAAGCAGAGTCTGATTAGAGGAGAAAAAGACATACCTTTAGATCCAGAAAGACTTAGCGTATTTTACTATAAAAAAGACGATTGGAAACAATGGGCCAATCCTATGATCTACGCTATCCTTGATGATATTGTAATGTTAGAAAAAATGAGATTAGCTGATATGTCTGCTCTTGATGGGGCTATTTCTAATATTAGATTATGGACTTTGGGCAATTTAGATCACAAGATTCTACCTAATAAATCTGCTATCAATAAACTTAGAGATATACTAGCTAGTAATGTTGGTGGAGGAACTATGGAGCTTGTCTGGGGTCCAGAGCTTTCCTTTCAAGAGTCCAGTAGTGAAGTCTACAAGTTTTTAGGTTCAGAGAAATACACATCCGTGCTTAACAGTATATATGCAGGTCTTGGAGTTCCCCCAACTCTTACTGGCATGGCTGGCAATGGCGGTGGATTTACTAATAACTTTATATCACTCAAAACTCTTCTCGAAAGATTGCAATACGGTAGAGACCATTTAGTTAAATTCTGGGAAAAAGAACTAGAGATTGTAAGAAAATCTATGGGCTTTAGATATAAGGCGCACATACAGTTTGATCAAATGACTTTATCTGACGAGGCTTCTGAGAAGAATTTACTTATACAACTTGCTGACAGAGATATTATTAGTCACGAGACGCTTCTTGAGAGATTTAAAGAAATACCTCAAATTGAAAACATCAGAATTAAACGGGAATTAAACAAACGAGACACTGTTGGTCCCGATAAGGCAAGTCCTTTTCATAACGCTAATCATAAGCAAGATATGGAAAAGATTGATAAGCAAGCAAAAATTAACAAACAGAAGGAACCCAAACAAGAGACTAAGCAAGACGAAAAACCTTCTGATCCTAACGGTAGACCTTTATTTAAGAAAGATGATAATCCTAGAAAACAAAGGGTTGACAAACCTAAGTCTAAGCCGGGAGTAGCAGAATTAATTGTATGGTCTGACGCTACTTGGTCTAAGGTTAGTGATGTGGTAAATACTGCCTATCTTAATACCAGCAAAGCATCTAATCTTAGACAGCTGACTAAGCAAGATGTTAAAAATATAGAAAAATTAAAATTAGATATATTTACCAATTTAGATGTACTTTCTGATGTGAGCAAATCCTCTATTATTAAGGTCTTAAAGTCTGGCTTGATTACTCCAAAATCATTTTCTGACAAGTTACATGCCAACAATATATCTCTTGAAGAGATGCCTATCGACACTTATCGCAAACATGTTGTTGGAACATTTATAGCAGAACACATTGAATAATACAGTATTTTCACTTTTTTGTGTATAATGTTGTTGAGAGGTGAATATGCAAATATATAAACAAGAAATTCAAGATGGTATTGCAGACGTTGTTCAAAGCAGCGCCAGTATAGCATATTGTATGCCTGCACAAATTTGTAGTGAATCAGAAACTGTTGACAACGCTTTCGCTCATCAAATTAAGGCTGAAAGCGCAAATCCTAAACAGATAGACTTGTTCTATCT